GAGGTTCGAGTTCAGAGCAGGAGTATAATCAAGCACACCTGCCATTGTGAGTGCTGAAGCAACGTCAGCAGAACACATTACGATGTTGCCCTTTCCACGACGAGTTCTTTGTGCGATTGCGTTAGCATCACGCTCAATCTGGAAAAGAAGTCCTTTGAACTTCTCAACTGACCAACGACCATTGGAGTCAACGTCAAGGTCAAAGATACCAGCAGTTGCGGTATTCTGTACAGCACCTTGCTCAGCCACCTTGTAGATGGTTCTGATAACCTCACGGTTGATTTCAGCAAGAATCTCTGTAGACAGAATATTCGCAAGTTCTGCTTCGGCATTCAAACCGTGGATTGCCTTGAGATCTTGTGCGAGTTCTAATGAATACTCGGCCTTGAGTGCTCTGGATTTAGCAGTCACAGTTACTTTCTCGATTGAGAAAGCCATCTGATTGAATGCATCAGAACCAGTACCATCAAGATTCTCAGCATCACCAGTAACCATTCCCTGACCTACGTTGTAGGCAGTAGAAGTCGCAGTGCCAACGGGGTTGAGAACTGAAGGGTTAGTTCCACTTTGAGCAGTGGTACCAATACCAGCAGCAGTATCAGAGAATCCTGCAGTTTCATCACGACCAGCATCCTGACCAGAGAATGCGGAGTCTACTTCATTGAAGAATGCTTCGTTACCGGACTGATTGGTATAACGTGAACGCATTGCGAAGATGAGTCCAGTAGGACCACTCATTGGTTGTACACCAGCAAGGTCATATGCGACCAGGTTGGGCATTGAACGACGAATGAGTGAAATCAATACGGGATCAAAACCTGCAGTAGGTCCGCCAGCAGCGGCACTACCACCAAAACCACCAGAAGCACCAGCAGCATTACCACTGTTGGTTGGTGACTCCATCAACATTGATAATGAACCATTATCAAATGAGGATTGCTCTCTTAAAAATCTTTCTTGGTTTTCTAGCAGAACTGCGGTTACTGCTCTACGATGAGAATCTTTGATTGGATCAAGACCTTCATAGTTGAGAAGTGGTGCCCACTTGTCCTGCAATTGTTCGGATTGGAACATTTGCTTTTACCTTTTGTAAGTGAATGTTTGCGTTTGAATTATGTTAAATTCAATTATTTGCTAAATTTTGAAAGTGTGTTTAGATATGCAGCCATAGAACCTGAAACAGATTCTGGTGCCGAATCTAATCCCTCAGAAAGGGTTTCGGTTTTAGCATATGGAGAAATCATTTTTGTTGGAAAATAAGATTCCTTTAGTGTCTCCAGTTTTTCACGATATTCTTCTTCACTTTCAAACTCTACACTTTCGGCAAGTGAGGCGAGCTTCTCTTTCTGAGTGTACGCAAGACCCTCAGAAATTTGATCTAAGATTCCATCAGCAACCGACTCTGCGAGACGACTGTTGAGTGAAACGTTTTTCTCAATCTGCTCGTTGAGTTTCGTCTCCATATCATCAAGTTTGTTTACCATGCTCTCTAGAACATCATATTTATCTTCAGGGATTGTTACATAATGTTCTTCAAAAAGTCCTTTCAGACCAGTCAAGAAGGACTCAGTGAGTTCTTCTTTTAGACCCTTTTCAATTGAGAGTGTGTTTTCAGCAAACCACTCATCAGCAACATATTCAAGATAAGAATCTACACGATCATTCAATGCTTCTTTGATTTCTTCAATTTCTTCTACAAGTGCTTCAGCATATCTGATCTCAAGAGATTCTTTGATTTCACCAATTTTTGATCTGAGTGCAGATTCAAAAACAAGTTTTGCTTTTTCTCTGAACTCTTCGGAGAGTTCTTCTCCACCGAGAAGAGCATTTACATCTTCTTCAAGATCAAACTCTTCTTCTAGATCCTCATCATCTTCCTCTTCGTCATCTTCTTCCTTTTTACTTTTCTTACCATTTTTCTTGGTATCTTCTTCTTCGTCATCCTCTTCCTCTTCATCCTCTTCTTTGGCTTCTAGAAGTTCTTCATCTTCTTCATCATAATCAGCATCTTCTTTTGCCATACCCTTCATAGGATCTGCACTTCTTGCACCCTTGTTAACAACATCTCTAACTTGCTTGAGTGTTTCACCAGGAGTCTTAAGTTTTGCAGAATCATCATCAGAACGATAATTCTCAGGTGTAGGACCACCTAAATCTTCCCAACTACCAGTTTGACCTGGTGTTGAACCACTTAAGTGACTCATTGGGTTAGGTGCTGGTGCATTAGCATTCACAGCAGTTTTGGATTGCTTTGTGCCTACTTCCATTTCTTGTAAATCTCCACGAGACATTTGAACTCTCCGATTTTCTTTTTATGAAATCTATATTTATTTATAATTTAATAATTTACAACGAATTTAGAAAATCGTTGAAAAGATTCAATCTATTCTCTTCCAGTTGTTTTTGTGAAACTAATGTATTTATTCTATTGTATGCTTTCCTTGCAGAATGCTCACGAAGCACTCCACCATCCCATACCCATTCCTTACCTTCCATAATCCCCTGAACGAATGCATCAGGTGCAGAGGGGTCTGCAACAATATCAGCAGCAGTTGCGAGCATAAAATCTTCACCAACTTCACTATATCCATTTTGAGTTGGTCTTAGTGAACCAATACCACGAGAAGAAACACCGAGCATCACACCTTCTTTGAGAAGTGCCTCTGCAATCTTACCCATAGGAGTGGAAAGAATTTGTGCCTTACCAATAAAATTATTACCTTCACGATAAAGTTCTGTAATTTTATGAGAAACTCTGTCCAGATTGACTGTTGGACCATCTGGATGTCCGAGTTCACCAAGAGCACGACCTTTATTTACATATTGCTCTGTATATCTTTTGACCTCACGTTCCATCACGGGCATACGATAAATTCTTTTATTCCGATTTGGTTGTTCGGTCTGAAGAAATGGTCCTTTGATATAAAGAGTTTTCTTTCCATTTATACTTTCAGTAATCACTTCTACTGATTCTATCTCTTCGGTAATAAGTTTCATTTTTTTATGCCTGAGATGTGATTTGAACTTGTTGATAATAGATAACTCCTGCACCAGCACCATATGCAGAAACTTTATTTGATGCAGTCACAGATGCATCTGCAGATGAGAATGCTGTTACAATACCACTTGAATTATAATTCACAGTCATTCTTGACTGAAAATATCCAGCAACTCCGGCAGAAGTATCAACAGAAAGAACTTGTTGATGTGTGAAATTGTGATATGTTGAACCACTTAGAGTTACGTAATCTCCAACACCAAAAGGAACTTGAGTTCCTTCGGGCACAGTCACGATTGTTGTAGTTCCGGTTGTCACTCCAACAACACGATTAGATGCTTTTGTGAGTGCAAGTGTTGCAGTTCCACCAGAGGGAACATAATAATCAGCATTAGTAGCAGAAGGAGTTGCTCCAACGGCAACAAATGCAGCACCACCTACAGCAACTACTCTTACAACATCTGATTGAACAGAGAATGCCGAAGATGTTGATGCAGTTCCTGCGGTGAAGTTGAATGAGGATCCAGCCCCAACTGGTCTATGAGCCATTATTTTATGAGATACACTTTTAGTTATTTATAAATTCTTAATTACTCTTCGTTTTCAACCTCAGAATCACCAAACATTGCGGATGATACAACGGGTCGGAAAGCATCAATTCTTTCTGCTGATTTGGAAAATAGCATATCTTTGATCTTATCACTGATTTGTGATGGTGATTCATCAGCAACAATCATATCCATTAAATCATCCATTTTATTACCATTAGACATAACTGCTTCTATTTATATCTCTCCACCCTTCGGCATTTCCATTGCTTTTTGCCTTGGTGAAACGATTTTTTCATCACCTTTTAAATCTGGCTCCATCACTGGTTGCCCCAAATCCATTTGAGATGTTGAATCTATTGGCATTCCTGTTGCTGGGTCTATAGGTTGATTTGGATCTGGAATAATACCCTTCCCAATTTCTTTTTTAATCAAATCGTCCTGTTCAATAATTTCAATATCAGTTTGACGAAGAATATTTCTTCTTACATAATCTTGTGAAAAATACTTACCAATATATGGTTCTGCCGTTGCGACCATCGTAAGTCTTTCATTTAATAGTTCTGTATTCTTCAGTTCGGCAAAATGATTATCATATAGGAAATCATACTGAATATGCTCATTCATTATCTCCCAATCTTCTGGAGTAATAATATTTTTTAGAATCAATTGAGTCTTGAGCATATCACTAAACATTACAGAAAATCTTTTTCTTAAACGAGCAACAAATTTACTAAACTTAACTTCATCTCTTAAGATTTCTGATGAACGACCAAGATTAAATCCACCTTCTCCATCCATTCTTGATGTAGGAACATTTAGAGAACGGAAAAGTTTTTTCTTAAAATACTCAATATCTGTGATTTCACCAAGATTCTGACCACCAGGAAGTGTAGTGATTTCAGTTCCTCTACCACCTTCACGACGAGGTAACCAGAAATCCTCAAGCATTGCCATAAACTTCTTATCATCACGAATTTCTCCAGTCGCAGAATCATACACTTGCTTATTACGATAACGATTCATTACATCACGAAGATATTGCTCTGCCTTTACCTTTGGAAGATTACCAACATCAATATAGAATATTCTTCTTTCAGGAGCACGAGAGAGACGATATATTACGAGACTATCCTCAATCATTCTCAATTGATTGAGAGACTTGATTGCCTTATGAAGATATGAGAGAGTTGACCCTTTATTGCGATCTACTAAACCAGAAGTACAGTAAGTAATGGAATCTTTTGACATCTTGATTCCACTGGAAGAACCTCCAAGTGCTCCTGGTGCCGGAGTACCTGTTGGATACGTCATTTTTGGATTATATATGAAATATTCCTCAATTTCAGGAAACTCATAATCCATTGGATTATCAACATTTCTGTTTGATAATTTATACTTATCATTATCGGTCTTTTTTGCCTGACGAACATATCTCATCTTAAGTGAATCAATATATCTCATCTCCTGAATTCCCAATTCAGGTCTCTTTAAATCAATCACTTTGTGATAATATAATCTCCCATCAATATACCAATTTCTATAAATTTCGTGAGATTTTTTATCAAAATCTAAAAGTTCTAAAATATATTTAAATTCTTTGCGTATTTTGTCTTTAATTCCATCACTTGCACTTAAATTTGAAAGTTCAATCGTAATAGGACTATCATTTGTATCCGATACGATTGCCTCATTTACAACATCTTCAATTGCACTATCACATTCCGGGTGTAGTGCCATCTCACGATATCTTTTGATTAAATCATATTCTGTGCGATATACTCCCTCAATATCAACATAAGAACCAAAAAAACCACTAGTTAAATAATGATCAACCCCGTCCTCATTATTAGGAGGAACGGGGGAAACCACAGTAGGAGATACTGGTTCACTATTTTCAATTGAGAATCCAAACAACCTTGCCATAATTTATTTAATCAGTTTATACTATTTATTGACCCTATCAATTGGTCTTTTCTGCAGGATACCAGTAATTCACTTGAAATTCAACAGTAAATTCTTCAATCGTATCTGATGTATCAAAGGAAAGATCAATTGCAGAAATATTAGTTGGAAAAATATCCTCAAATATGTATTGTTTGGCATCGGCAACACCACTAGTGCTTGATGCTGTAATTGTTGATGCACTTCTGCTCAACTGGGTCACTGTTGCATTTGCCATATATGTAGCAGGATCGGTAGTACCACTTGCATCCTTATATTGAGCAATATGCTGCATCCAATCTTCCATAACCTTCCTAATCGCAAAATCGTTGTCATTAATGACAGTAATTTGCCAAGTATCAAAGGTTCTATCACCAGCAACCTTAAAAATTCTTCCACGAAAAGGAACATCAATAGATGCAACGTTTGAGGCAGGTAGATTAGCTGCCTTACATAGCACTACAAATTTTTCAGGAAGAGTTCCTGCTGGTGATGGAATGTTGCCAATTGAAACTTCAAACAGATTAGGACGAGCACCACCACCAACAAGTGCCGTTTTAAAATCAGTGATAGTCTTTTGTGTTGCCATTTTTGGATTCTCCTTTTAATTTATTTATTTTAATTAAACAGTTCCAGCAACTTCTTCAAAACTAACACCAGTGCGAGTTGCAACAAAAGTGAGAGTTACATAATTAATTGATTTGGTTGGTTTCAGGAAGATATCAGCACGGAACTCATTATTATCAATCACATCAGGAGTGTTATTTGAAGTATCGCAAACAACCAGGAATCCGTAGAGACCTCTCTTTGCTTCTACATCACGAAGGTATGGTTCAACAATATTCTTAAAGTTTGCTCTGGTAAGTTCATCATTCAATTCAAAGAGTTGTGCCTGTGCAGCTCTTTGTAGTGTTTGCTCAATTGTAAGGAACAAACGACGAACGTTAATTCTATCAAACGCAGATGCATATCCAAGAGCAGTCTTGTCTCCAAAAAGAAGAGTTCCAACTCCAGGTTGAGTTATAATTGAATTGATTCTTTGTGGGTAAAGTTGGTCCCTTTGTGCCTTATTTGGATTATATGCAAGTTTAACTACATTATTTAAAATTCCTCTTTGCTGACCTGCAGGAGAGAACCAAGGATATGCAACAATATTAGTGCGAGTCATTAGACCGGCAACATCAG